CATGAACCTGATGTGGACGCAAACGGACAGGTAGACTACTCACGAGCAGACTATCGTGTCACTGCCGTTGCGAGAGGCCAGCGCCATATGAAGTATGCCATCAAGGAACTTGCCAAGACTACGCTTCCGGACCCATTTGAGAGGCTGACAAGCGCCAGTCAAGGCGATAGTGGTTCTTCTGATGACATCATCATCGTGCCTTAAGGATGTGATGCTATGGGCAGGACAACGATAAGGATGGACTTGTCGCTTAGTGGCATACGCAATGCACAGCAGGCCGTCATCCAGTACAGGAACCAGTTACATGATCGACTCATACGTTTTGTTGACCGTCTCGCTGACTATGGCATAGACATGGCAAGAGTTGAGATGGCTGTTCCGAATGGTAGCGATGAAGGTAAAGATAACAACTATTCCAGGTACATAGCATTCTCGAAGGATATTTCAGACTTCGGTTTGGGTGTTAGGTGCATTTTAGTTGCTACAAATACTGGAATTATTCAAAGCAGATGGGTGATGTCGGATGGCAGTGTAAGAACTGCTGATGTGTCTCCGTTACTGATGCTTGAATTTGGTGCAGGTACTATTGCTGGAAACAGCAATGCCTCCAGATACGGCATGGGTACTGGAACATTTCCAGGACAGACGCATGCGGATGACCCTGAGGGCTGGTGGTATCAGGATGCTGACACCATGAGATGGTATCACTCCAAAGGTTATGTCGCACGCATGCCTATTCAGAAGGCAGCCGATGAAATGATCAGACAGGTCCGCAGAGCGATGAGGGAGGTGTTTGGATGATTGACCCGTGGAATAGAGTCATGAACAACCTTCTGATCGCAGAGAAGGGCGTCTGTAAGAGTATTGTCTCCAATGTCATAGATACACCACCTACATTTCCTGCGCTTGGGTGCGAGTGTGTAGGGGCATCTGACACGGCAGTGGACATGGAGAACAGCGAGAACGGCATCACTTCTGTCATACGCATCAGGTCGTTTTCCACTAATGGCCTCACTGATGCTCGTAAGGCGATTAACATTGCTTGCGATGCCATGAGACAAATGGGATATGTAAGAACCTTCGGACCGGAGCCGATACCGCATCTGACAGACTTCAATATCAGATGCATGGAAGCGAGGTTTAGAAGGGTTGTCTGTGATGGGGATGAAATCCCCAAATTTGAAGAAGAATAACAGCCTAGAGTGCCTTGAGCGCCAGCAATGAAGGAGGGCATGCAAAATGGCTAATCCGAAAGCATATAGCACGATCAATACTGTGCTGAAGACCTGCGCCACTTCCAGCGGCACATACTCTCAGCTTTGCAAGATCAAGTCGTACCCGGATCTTGGGGGCGCACCGGAAAATATAGAGACCACGGACCTGGAGGATACTTTCCAGACCTTCGTTCCTGGCGTTCAGTCCATGGAATCGATGGAATTCACCTGCAACTACAATCCGACCGACTACGCTGCAGTCGTTGCTGCGATCCCGCAGAGCGGAGATCTGTTCTATCGGCTTGAGTTCGGTGCAAGCGGTGCAGATGGCATCTTCCAGTGGTCCGGCACTCACTCCGTAAGAGTGACTGGCGGGGAGGTTAATGCCGTCCGTGAGATGGTTATCACCGTAATTCCGTCCAGCGCAATCGAGAAGGTTACCACCTGATCGGAAGACGAGCAACAATAACGTTTAATAGAGAGGGGATACTGATGTCGATGTTCGGTATCCCCTTTTCTTGTATATGGGGACAACACATCTAGAGTCCCACAAGGAGGACCAAATATGAGCGAAATCACAATAAATGGAAGAAAGTACGCCGTCCCAGAGATGGACTTCAATGCTGTCTGCGAACTTGAGGAGAAGGGCATCAATATCCTCAACATGGGCGAGAACATGAAGATTGCCACCATGGTACGTGGTCTTGTCGCATGGATCATGAAGACGGACCTCAAGACCGCTTCCAATGAGATCCAGGAACACATCCAGAATGGTGGAAATATTATGGACATCATCAATGCCTTTTCTGCTGCGGTTGAGGCCTCCGGTTTTTTCGGACAGACACAGGGGAAAGCGGTTCCGATGGATCATCGGCGCAAGCAGAACCACAGGAACAGAAGGAATGGAAATCGCTCACAGAGATCATAAATGATGTGTGGATCCCATTTGGGGTGAAATATCATTTACCCATGGAACTGTTCTACAGACTGAACCCCAACAAGATGATGCGCTATCAGCCATACATGAACGAATGGATGAAGCAGAACAAGCACGAAGAGAGTGAAGTTGGATGGATTAACGGTTTGTATGTATCTAAGGCCGTGGCGGCAGTCATGTCCAAAGGTGCGAAGTACCCTGAGGAAGTCATAGACTTCTTCGGAGTGGATGATAAGAACAGCCTGGAAACAGAAGAGACTCCGAAGATAAGCGATGCAGACATCTTTGCCGGATTCGCCATCCAGTTCAATAAGGCGAATGAGGGCAGGTTCAAAAAGCCCGTCATAGATGCCGACATTGTGAACGTTGATGGGCAGGAAGTTGCAAAGTCCGCAGAAGATACATCTGAATGAGCGCCGTGAGCGCCGAATATCCCAGCGTTGACTGGTTTACATATTCAGCCAAAGGTGGTGGTGCTACATGGCTACAATTGACAATCTTGACATTCAGATAAGAGCGCAGGCGAACAGGGCAAATGCTGAACTGGACAGGCTAGTCAGAAGGCTTGGTGCTGTTGAGACTGCTCTGTATGGAGTGTCGAATGGGTACAACGCTTCATCAAGGTCCGCATCCAGGTTTTCCAGAAGCATGAGCCTTATCGGCACAAATGTTGGCAGGGCAAATGTCAATATTAGAGGAACACGCACATCGCTGAATGGCCTAAGCGGTTCACTCAAGACTGCACTTTCTGCGACCACAAAACTGTCATCGGCCTTTGGAAAACTTGTTGCTGCACAGGTCCCTGGCCTTGGAATGCTTACAAGGGGAACTAGGGGCGTCAATAAACTTGGCCTCAGTTTTGGTAATCTTCTGCGCACTATCATCCCGTTCTACGGCATCAGGGGAGTTTTCAACTGGATTGGTGATTCTGTCGGCTATGCATCCGACCTGACTGAAATCCAGAACGTTGTCGATGTGACCTTCGGCAACATGAAGAGCCGTATCGAGGACTTCGCTAAAACATCCATTAGCGACTACGGCATGGGGCCATTGACTGCCAAGCAGATCGCATCACGCTTCCAGGCAATGGGCGTAGCCATGGGCATCACGAATGCGCAGGCGAAGCAGGCTAGTAAAGCACTTGGTGGCATGGGCATTCAGATGTCTGATGCCTACGAAAAAGGTGCTACCTCTGTTGCAGACATGTCTGTGCAGATGACCAAGTTGACTGCTGACTTGGCATCCTTCTACGACCGTGATTACGACACAGTCGCAAAGAAGATGGAGTCCATATGGACCGGCCAGACCAGGCCATTGAGAGAATTTGGTATCGATTTGACGCAGGCCACTATCTCTGAATGGGCAGCAACACAGGGTCTGGAAGCCAACATGCAGACGATGACGCAGGCGCAGAAGACACTGCTTCGTTATCAGTATGTTCTAGCGCATACAACTGCTGCACAGGGTGACTTCGCAAGGACCGCAAACACTTGGGCCAACCAAGTGAGAATGCTGAAGGAAAACCTGCGGATGCTTGGCTCTACACTTGGTGGAGTCGTAATCAATGCGTTTAAGCCTCTGCTGACATGGCTGAATGCCTTTGTCGGTCGTGTGGTTTCTGTCGTTACTACTATTGCCAATGCGCTTGGAAAGATCTTCGGATGGACTATTCAGAGTACTTCCTCAGGCATTGGTGGCGATGACCTTGACCTTGAAGGAACGGGAGATGCCTTCGATGATGTTGCTGGTGGTGCTGACGATGCAGCTGGTTCCATCGGTAAGGCTAACAAGGCGGCGAAGGAATTCAAGGCAACCGTTCTTGGGTTTGATGAACTGAATAAGTTAAACGATAACACGGATCCTGATACTGGAACTGGCGGTAGTGGCGGTTCTGGTGGTGGTGGAGGTGGTGGTACTTCCGGCGCTGGTGCTGTAGGTGCTGGAGACTTCGCCATCGTTAAGACTGAGAGCCTGCTCGAACAGTATAAGAGCGACATCAATAATCTGTATCAGCTTGGGGAATACATCGGCAATGTCCTAACTAAAGCACTTGGGGATATAAAGTGGGATAAGGTATACAGCAAGGCTAAGAACTTCGGAACCGGCCTTGCACTCTTCCTGAATGGACTTATCTCGCCTGAACTGTTTGGGATGGTCGGAACTTCCATCGCAAACTCCATGAACACGGTTCTGCATGGGCTGAACAGCTTTGGCGAACACTTTGACTGGGGTGACTTCGGGACATCGCTTGGCACCGGTGTTAGGTCGTTCTTCATGAGTTATGACTGGAAGTTGAGCGCAGATACTTTCGTCACATTCAGTAATGGAATTTTCCTTTCGCTCAATAATGCCCTGGATGAGATCCCGTTCAAGACCATCGGCATCAACTTGAAGCTGAAGATGATCAGAAAACTGAATGGTTTCGACTGGGATCTTGCCTTCACAGTATTCAATAAATTTGGCAAAGACTTAGCCGTCTTCCTTGAGAATCTGATTGATCCGGTTCTCTTTGAGAAACTCGGAAAAACTATCGCCCGGACAGTCGGTGCAGGCATTGTCAGTGCAAAGGCATTTGCTGAGGAACTTATAGACAGTAAACTCGGTGAGTCTATCGGAGCATCGATTAACGGCTTTTTCCTTAACTTCGAATGGGATGACCTTTCTGCTGCCATCAACGCTTGGGCGCAGTTAATCCTTGGCGAAATGAAGGATGCTATCGATAAAGTAGAGTGGCGTGAGATTGGTGAGAAGATAGGGCGCTTCCTGCGCAGTATCAACTGGAAATATGCTTTCCGTGGCGTTGCAGGTGTAATTGGGTCCGCAATCAATGCCGTCATCGAATTGGCGAAGGGCATCATCGATCCGTCTGGACTTGGCAATACCTTGACAGAGGCTCTTGATGACATCAAGAAGGTCGCAGAAGACTTCAAGGAAGCCGTAGACTGGGATGGCCTTGCATCCTCTGTCGGCAAACTGGTTAGTGCATTGGCTCCTGCAGGCAAGGGGTTTGCGAAGGGCTTTGTAGAAGCATTCAAAAGCCTTGGCGCACTTGGTGCATCCACACTGAATGCAATCAAAGAAGTGTTCAATGCTATAGCAGGATTCCTTAACACTCTGCCGGATGGTGTACTTGAAAAACTCGGTGAAGTCCTCGGACAGGCTACGGCGATGTTCATCGCAATGAAAGGTGCGAAGGCGGCAATCGGCCTCATCTCCGGTCTTAAGATTTTTGGTGGTGGTGCTGTTGCTAGTGGTGGGGCTGCTGTTGCAGGTGGTGCTGCTGCCGGCGGCGCCGCAGGTGGGCTTGCTGGGCTTGGCCTTGGTGGCAAATTGCTACTGGCAGAGTTTGGAACCAAATTACTATCTACCATCACGAATGGCATCAATACTGGCGATTGGCTGTCTGGATGGAGCAAGGGTGGCATCGTCTCAACAGATATTGGCACTGATAAAGGCAAGGCAATGAAGAACATTGCCGATCAGTGGTGGACGGCGCAGAATGATAAATTCGGTGGCACGCTCGGAATGATAAAGGATCTTTTCGGTGGTGACCTTACGAAGAACCTTCAGCTGCAGACAGATGCTCTTAACACTTTAAATACTGCTGTTACCGTCCTTGGCACATCGTTTGGTCTGACCGGCGATAAGGTAACGACTCTGAATACTATCATCGAGACTGGCCGTACCAATGGTTCTGACTACGCAACTGTTGCGGGACAGATAAAAGACCAACTGGATAAATGGGGTATCTCGTCCTCTGTTGTACAGCAGAATTCCGGTGCGCTTGCAACTGCTCTCCATCAGATCGGTGTTGACGGCGAAGAGGCAGACAAGATCATCGGGCTGCTCACCACATCTGCTGAAGGCGCAGACACAAGCATATCCAATATGGGTGGAAGTACGGAGACGGCTTCCAGTAAGTTTAGGAATGTCCTGCAGATTGCCCTGTCCGGCTTGATTGGTAAGTTTACCGATGCGGACGAAGAAGTCGGAGCATTCGATAAAGGCCTCGGTGACATGTCCGGTGGTTTCCTTGCCAAGACGCTGAAGATGGCCATCATGAATGTGGCTATCAAGTCTCTCGGAACAGATGCTGATAAGGCTGGCAAGCAGGTCGGAAAACTTCCTAATAAGTTTGATGACATGTCGAAGAGCATTAAGGGCAAGAGCGCCGATGTTAAGGCATCCGCTAAGGAAGTCGGCGAAGGTGCAGGTGAAGGTACTATCGAAGGTATCGAATCCAAGGAGTCTGAGCTTGTATCCACTGTGACCAGGGTCACTGGTGGCATCGGTGGCACTGCGAGGAAGGTCCTTCAGGAACAGTCACCCTCTAAGGTCATGGATCTTATCGGTGTGAACGCTATCCTCGGATTGATAAATGGTATCAATTCCAAATTCAAGGATCTTGAGACGGCAGCCAAAGACATGTGCGACAAGTACAAAGAAGCGGTCGAAGGATATTCTGAGAAGTTTGAGGCTGTTGGCAAGAGCATCATGAACAGTATCAAGACTGGAATGAAGGATGCCAACATGAGCGGCACTGGTGCTTCCAAGAAGATTGTGGATGGCCTTGGACTTTCCGCACTGAACGCAAGCATGGAAACAGCAGGTAAAGGAGCTATTAACGCATTTATCGCTGGTATGAAACAGGTACACATCCCACAGTTGAATGTGACCTTTAACCCAACAGTTAAGAAGACTGGCAATAATGTGACGGTCGGTGCTTCTCCGAGGATTGCTCTTGCGTACGCCAACGGTGGTTTCCCGGATGTTGGTGAAATGTTCCTGGCACGAGAGAACGGACCTGAGATGATCGGTCGTATTGGTGGCAGAAGCGCAGTTGCCAATAATCAGCAGATTACCGAAGGTATCAAGCAGGCAGTCATTGACGGCATGATGCAAGTCTCCATGATGAGTGGGGGATCTGGAGCATCCGCAGACAATGCGCCGTATGTCATTAATGCTACGCTGTACACGCAGGACAACGAAGTGCTGGCAAGGTCGGTCGAAAGAGGAAATCTCAAACGTGCTGACCGGAATGTCAACAGATACTAACATGGTTCCAA